GGACTCCTTACTGCATTCTCAAGTACATAGTAGATAGCAATATCTTACTTGAGAATAACTACAAGACATTGATTGTAGCGGAATACCCTTCAATCAGTACAGAAATTCCTACTACTGTATTAAGTATCAAGCAATTTGTACTTGAGCAATACGAAGTATCAGTAGTAGACTAAAGCATAGGGCTAAGAGAACCTCCTATTTTAAAGTGTTCTCAACATTTATCTACATTTTTCCAACATATAATATCATGGAAAATACATTAAACACAGGCACCTTGGAAGCCTTAATTCCAGGAGAAACGCTAATCGTCCACGCGCGTAAGGTTAAGGGCGGCAAAGTTCAAATCGAGTTTGCAGAAAAACTTGTAACAGAGGACCGTCCTCAAAGTTTATTGAGCGTATTCAATAAATCAGACGACCGATTCTCACAAACAGGTGGAGCAAGACGCACTTGGATGACTTCAGAACCTTCTGATGCATCGGAGCTCTTGAATGTAGACTTGGTTAATGCTGAGTACAAGCCTGTAACAATCAAAGGTAAAGTTCAGGAGATCTTCCCCTTGAACATTCTCAACCCAACACTTGATGGGAAGCGAATGCGCATTCAGGTTTCTGAGACTACTCTTTCAACTGCATGGCAGGAAGATAACCTTGAGACTACTGCTAAGCGCAAGGGAGCTGAAGGCGAGTTTATTACTCACAAAGGACAATACATCTTCTCTAACACAGATGTAGTTTTGGGGGAACCAAAGCATACGTTCTTGAAGGCTGACGAAGTAGCCTCCGAATCTTTGTCTGGTATTTATGCCAACGTAGACATCGAAACAGGAGAGATTGCTTCTTAAGCATTAGCGAAAAAAGTATAATAGACGTATTATACTTATGATTGATTTGGACATGAATGAGGGGGACGCCTCTCATTCTTTAATCCTATAGATTCACAACAATATGGGTAAAATGAAAATGGTTTTCTTACTTGCACAGGAAGCAAACTCTGTAAGAAGAATTAAAAAATTAATCTCTGAAGCTGAAGCAGAAAAACTTAGATATTGTGTTTTTGAGGGTGAATTTCTCACAATCGAACAGGCAAAATCTATAGTTAAACTGATCACTATAGAGAGAAAAAGACAATACAACTTAAATGATACATTACATCTCGAACCAGACGAGCATACAATCGAACAAGATTGAACTATCAACAATAGACGATGCTGTTCAATATTGTAAAAGCAAAACAGTACTTGGGGTAGACACTGAGACTGAAGGCTTTGACTTTACTTGTAAGAAGATGATTATGTTTCAGATAGGGGACAACGAGCAACAGTTCGTAATTGATACGAGATGTGTGTCAATTGAACCTCTTCGAGAAATACTCGAGTCAGAGGATATAATTAAAATCTTTCATAATGCAAAGTTCGATTACAAATTTATTAAACGATGGGGAAATATATGTTGCAAAAACATTTACGATACCTTTCTCACAGAGAAGGTTCTACATTGTGGGAAACAAGATTACGGTTTCTCACTTGCAAAAGTCTGTAAACGTTACCTCAATGTCGATTTGGACAAAGAGGAAAGGAACAAGTTTGTCAACTTGCAAGGTCTCCCCTACACGCACAATCAAATTGTTTATGGGGCTAAAGACGTTACATTTCTCATACAGATTAGAGAGAAACAAATACCGTTACTTGATCTACACAAATTGGTTCAGGTCTCCGAATTGGAGAACAGAGTTGTTAGAGTCTTTTCAGAAATTGAATACGAAGGACTAAATATAAATAAGGATAAGTGGGTGGAGATGGCTAACAAAAATCAAAAGTTAGCTGAAGACATGCAAATAACATTGGATAGTAGTGTAGCTGAAAACAATAAGCTTAAACAATTCATTCAACCTGTACAGCAGGACTTGTTTGCCCCAACACTTAGGAAGACTAATATCAATTGGAGTTCCCCTAAGCAAGTCTTAGAGGTATTTCAAACTCTTATCCCCAAGCTTGAAGATGTAAACGGGAAGAACTTATATAAGCATAAGTATAAGTTCTCAATAATAAAGGAATACATCAGATATAAAGAGCTAACCAAGCTCTCTAATGCTTATGGGAGTAAGTTCTTTAAGTATGTTAACTCTGATAACAAAGTCCATACAAACTTTCAGCAGATTCTAGATACTGGGAGAGTTAGTTCTTCGTCCCCAAACATGCAACAAATCCCGAGTAATAATACATTTAGGAATTGTTTCTATGCTCCTGAAGACTGGGTATTTGTTAGCTCTGACTATTCAAGTCAAGAGTTAAATGTTATTGCTTATGGGTCAAACGATCCTGTATTCTTACGAGCACTTGAAAACGGCGAAGATCTGCACTCTGTTTGCGCGGAACTTGTATTTCAAAATGAATGGATAGATAACGCTGAGAGCGGTTGTGTTTACATCAGTCATAAGCAGAAATGTGGTTGCCCCAAACATAAGGAGCTTAGGACTAAAGTTAAGACAATTAATTTTGGATTAGCGTATGGGATGGGACCAAATAAACTCAGCGATACGTTACAGATTTCTTTACAAGAGGCTAAGGACCTTATAAAGAAATACTTTATGGCATTCCCTTCAATCGAAAGCTTTCTTAATAGTCTTGGGGAGAAAGGTAAACGTACAGGAAGTATACGCACTTTTCCCCCATTCAATAGAGTTAGATGGTTTGAAAACTGGACTGCTAAGATGTATAATAATCGAGATAACTTCATGGAGCTTGGGAGTATTGAAAGAGCTTCAAAGAATACCCCAATTCAAGGTTCAAGTGCGGACATGACTAAGCTTGCACTATCCTATATCTATAATGATATAGAAAAAAACTATAGCGATACAGTTAAGATAGTCATGACTGTACATGATCAGATTGATACTATTTGTAAGCAAGAGATTGCTGATGAATGGAAAGAAAAAATGACAGAGCTGATGGAGAAGGCTGCTAACGTAATCATCCCCAATAAACTGCTCAAGGCTGACACTAATATTTCAAAAACATGGGAAAAATAGAATCTAAAAGCTTCACATTACGTGAGCTAAATCAAAAGGTATATACTTTAACAAAAGATATTGAAGATAAACAGACTGAAATAAAGACTCTTAATGAAAAGATTAAAAGATATTCAGTACTGAATGTGTCTAATAACTTAACAGTATATAGGTCTTGCAAAAATTCTTATTCGGCATATAATGTCCTAATTAAACAAGGAGGTAATAATGTTTGCAGGTTGTATGGAACAGTAAGACATAAGCTGGCACAGACTTCTTTGTTTGCAAAACAAATAACACTCATTCCACGGATGCTTACCCTTGTATCTAAGATTGTGGATGGGTATTATGCGTACGATCTCACAGAAGAAGCTCAAGATATTCTCTACGAGGCTAGCTCAGAGTCCATAAACTGGGAAGAGGTGCGTGCTAGTAAAAATGAGAATACGTATGTACTTCGGTCTAAAAGTAAAGAAATAGAGGCATGAGTAAAGTAAAAGTACAATCAACTGCATATCCTAAAAAGCAATTGTCATATGAAGAGTGGTGCGATCATATGAAAATAGTTAGGTATAAAAAAGTACCTATTTCTGACAGAACAGGTTCTAAAAAGGATCTAAATTTGTAGGACAAGTATGCGCTTATAGCTCAGTTGGTTAGAGCATCCGACTCATAATCGGCAGGTCCTAGGTTCAAGTCCTAGTAGGCGCACTTATCTCGTCATTTATGACTGTCAAAGCGGCAACAGGTCACCGACACCTGTGAGATATTAAGCTCCCGTAGCTCAGTTGGATAGAGCAACTGCCTTCTAAGCAGTAGGTCATAGGTTCGATTCCTATCGGGGGTACAATTCACAACTAAACACAATCAATTATGATTTTATTAGAAAAAATAGCACTAGTGCTAATATGTCTTTTATCTGTTTCAATTATTATTATGTTAATAGAGTCGCTGTGGGATTCAATTCTAGCTATTAAGAAAAGAATTAAGGAGCTACGATCACATACTGAAAAATGAATCCTGTAATATATGCAGGCTTAGATTACAAATATCGTCTTTTAGCACTTAACAAGCATACAAGCAGTAGAGCAGACCTTACTGGGATACTAGATTGCTGCTGTATTGTTTTTGATGTTGACAGAGATGATCTTATAAGTAGGTCTCGTAAACATGAATACTCTATTGCTAGGCACGCATTTGCAAAGCTAAGTAGAGACAGGACAGAAGAACCCCTTAGAATTATTGGGGAACATATGGGAGGTAGAGATCACTCTACTGCTCTTAACTCTTACAATCAAGCAGAGAATCTTATTAAGACTTATCCTGCATTTAAAGAACGCTATCAGATGTGTAAAGAGCTTCTAGATACTGCGGACATAGTTAAGAAAGCAAATAAGATTAAAAAAGTAGCTGATAAACTCAGCTTAATTAGGAATCAAAATATAATATTAACTGATTTACAATGAGAAAAATCAAAGACATGAAAGATTATTATTACACTGAAGAAGAAATAGACTTAGTAGTAGAGTACACATTTGATCCTGGGGAACAAGCTACGTACGAATATCCCCCGGAAGGATTTTCACTTTATATGCATAAAGTATATGTAGATGCTGATTCTTCAAAAGTAGACATCTCTCCCTTACTCAAGAAAGATGTTCAAAAAAGAATAGAGCAGGGCATATTAGAACATGAAGAAAATCATTCCTATGATGACATATACGAAGACTACTCAGATGACCGTACATAATAATAAAGTAAAAGACAATGAGCAGAAGAAAGCTTTAAATAATTGGGCTAAGAGTGGATACATAGGCTCAATTATAGCGGGGACTGGATTTGGTAAATCTAGATGCGGTGTATTAGCTATTAAAAAACTACTGCAACCCACAGAGAGAGCTTTAGTTCTTGTCCCTACTACTCAGCTGCAAGATCAATTTGCAGAAGAATTTAAGAAGTGGGGTGCAGAAGATGTTTTAGAACATACAGATATTATATGCTATCAATCAGCTTATAAGCTGGAGGCTATGCATTATGCTATTGTTGTGTGTGATGAGATACACTTAGGCATAAGCCCGAAGTATCGTAAGTTCTTTGAGAATAATACGTATGACAAGTTATTATGTATGACAGCTACTACTCCTGAAGAGGATGAGTATAGAGCATATCTAACTAATCTAGCCCCTACACGGTACAAGATTACTCTTGATGAGTGTGTAAGTTTAGGATTAGTTGCAGACTATGAAATTATTTGCATCCCTGTATCTCTAACAGAGGAAGAACAGAAAGCTTACAAAAGAGCTAATAACCTATTTGTTCAAAGTAAGTATAAACTTGGGCAGTTTAATGCTTTTACTCAAGCTAAGCTTATTCTAGATAAGAAGATTGCTGGAGATGCTGGTGCTGCAAAGATGTTCTACAAAGCTATAAGGGATAGAGCAACTGTTGTTAACCATGCTACAAGTAAGATATCAAAGTCTAAAGAGTTGCTGGAAAAGCATACTAAAGACAAGGTACTTATATTCTCAGGAACTACTGCATTTACTGATGCTATGGCAGAACAACTTAATGGACTAAGTTATCACTCTAAGAAGTCAAAGAAACAGAGAGAACAAATCTTAGAGGATTTTAAGAGTAATAAGAACAAGGTGCTTTGTTCAGCAAAAGCTCTTAATCAAGGCTTTAACGTTGAGGATGCTAGCGTAGGTATTATAGCTGGGCTAAACAGTAAGGCTCTTCCTATGGTGCAGAGAGTTGGGAGACTATTACGTCTTAATAAAGAGAAAGTTGGGAAGGTTTACATACTATATGTAAAAGGATCTCAAGAAGAGAAGTGGCTAAATAATTCAATTAAACCATTAAACAATATTAAATGGATGTAATACATTTATAACATAATTTATTATGATAATACAAGTATCAACAGAAGTTCTAAAAAAATTTGGGATATCTGCTAACGATTACTTATATTTATACTTGATAAACACTAAGGAGTATGATATTCTTACACAGTTAAGCCTTGATGTTGATTTAGAGAGCTTGCAAACCAAAGACTTGCTCAAAATAGGAGAGGACGTTCAATCCCATGTAATTAGAGGGGAGTTATTCTTATATAACTCAACACCTTTTGATCAGATGTGGAGCGAACTTCTCTCCTATTTTCCTCTAAAAGTGTCAGTAGCTAAAGGAAGAGGTGTTAGAGTTCTTAGAGCTAAGGACCCTCAAGCATTAGCTAATAAACAAGCTAAAAAGAAGTATCGTACGTACCTCAATGGAGATGTTGGGAAACATAAAGAAGTCATTGAGTGCCTTAAAAGAGAGTTAAGTATTCGTGCGGACGGAGATGACATGGGATACATGCAAATGCTATCTACATGGATTAATCAACATACGTGGGAAAAATATCAATCGCTAGATGAACCAAGTACCAAAGCCAAATCAAGGATTACCAGGCAGCTCTAGGCCCAAGCTTCAACATATATCTAAAAGTGTAGAGAAATCTATACAAGATGTACGTGATGCTATGAATGGGAAGAGACGAGTCTACCCTACTAAATGGGGGAGACTCAATAAAAATCTTATGGGGGGACTGCAGCCTGGTAAGATGTATGTTGTTGCAGGTAGACCTGGTGTTGGGAAGAGTGCATTTTCAAATCAATTAATATTTGATGTACTTGATGCTAACTCAGAGTCTAAACTAGACAATCTCTTAGTCATCTATTGGAGCTTTGAGATGCCTGGGGAACAACAGATACTTAGAGCAGGGAGTAAGGACACTAAGCTTCAAACGTTTGAGCTATTGTCAGTTAACAGTGTGTTGACTGAACAAGACTTAAAACGATTTGAACAGAGTGTAGATAAATATAAAAATTACCCTCTCTATTTCTGCAGTATACCTCAGACTATGGAACAAGTAATAGCTATTAATGAAGAGCTATTTCTTAGAAATCCTACAAAGACTGTAATTAATCTTATTGACCACTCACGGCTAGTTAAGGGGAGAGAAGACACAGAATTACAGAAACTAAATACTCTCTCTAAAGGGTGTATGTGGGTGCAGTCTAAAATGCAGACTATAACTATTCTGTTATCACAGCTAAATCGTAACATTGAGCAAGAGTACAGAGCTAAGCAACAATATCAACCATTGCTTACTGATCTCTTCGGGGGTGACTCTATTGGTCAAGATGCGCATGTAGTAATGATGCTACAGCGTCCTTATGATTTATATGGGATTACAGACAAGTATTGCGGAGAAGACCCAATTAAACTACTTGCATGTCATGTAGAAAAGAACCGAGATGGTTTACTTGGGATGATCCCTTTTGAAACAGATTTATCAACATTTACAATTAATGAAAGACCTAAAAGTAACACTTCCGGATAAGAAGACTAAAGCTTCAAGAAAGTCCCCAAAGAATATGATTATATATGGGCCCCCAAAGATTGGGAAGACAACAGCACTATCAAAACTTGATGACTGTTTGATACTCGATCTTGAAGACGGCACAGATATGGTTGATGCTCTTAAGATTAAGATTAAGAATATAGAAAACCTAACAGAAGTTGGGAAAGCTATATTTGATAAAAACCGTCCATATAAGTACATAGCCGTTGACACTGTAACTCAACTTGAGGTGTGGTGTGAAGAGGAGGCTAAAAATATATATAGACAAACTCCTATGGGCAAGAACTTTGACCCTGGTGATAAAGGAATCTCTATACTATCCCTTCCTCAGGGTGGGGGCTATTTGTACTTGCGCATGGCATACAAGAAATGGTTGGATAGACTTAACAAGCTAGCTGATCATGTAATCTTAGTAGGGCATCTCAAGGACAGAATGATTGAGAAGAAAGGTAAGGAGGTTGCAGTTAAAGACCTTGACCTTACAGGTAAGATTAGAAACATTACCTGCGCTAATGCAGATGCTATTGGCTATATCTATAGAGAAGATGGTAAGACTATGATATCATTTGACTCTAAAGGAGATATATCAGCGGGCTCTCGCTGTGACCACTTAAAAGGTCAAGACATGGAGCTATTGTGGGAAAACATTTTTATTGATTAATTAAATATTTAAAATTACTAAGCATGATTGATGCAAAAGTAGACTCAGTTGTAGAGACTGAAACAGTAGAAACACCTCAGGTGTTTAAAGTATCTCAAATCCTTTCTGATTTGGACAACGGCTTGGATAGAAAAGCTATTCGAGAGAAATACTCCCTCAGTATTGACGAAGTAAAACATCTATTTCAGCACCCAAGTTTGAAGGGTAAGAGACCTAAGCGAGCTCACAAGGCTATTCGCTTTACACTTGTAGATGATACTGTCTCTAAGGTAGATGACAGTACAGCAGAGAATGAATATACTAACTTTGAAATCGTAGATTAATGGCTATTCAATCAAACACATCAGAAGAATCAGTATCTGGGGGAGGAGTTCCTTTATATACTGGGATTGCAGCAGTAAGTGTAATCGCTGTAAACCCAACACTTTCTGAACTCGAAAAGTTAGGTATCCCTCTTAGGAGCGAGCCTGAGTATATTGGGGTAGATATTAATGGGAGTACATTCAATAAGATTGTTTTCTGGCTTAAAAGTGAGGAGCCAAAGTTTACCACTAAACTTGAGATCCTAATTAAACCAGAAGATAAACTGTCTACTACAGGTAAGAACATGTGGATTAACAATTATGGTAAAACTACATATTCTGAAATCAAAGCCTCTGAAAAATACGATTGGTACAAACCTGATGGTGAGCGGCATGCATTTCACGGCGAAGATACTTTGATGAATTTTGTACTCGCTTGGGCTAATGTTTCAAATAACGCAGAATGCTATTTTGATACATATAAAGATATTATGAACGCTAAAGTTGATGAAATCAAAGCCCTTGCAGAACGTATAAAGGATAATAAATTACGGGTCTTATTAGGTGTTAAAAACGGGCAATACCAACAAGTATATACTAAGCACTTTGGTAGACTTAAGCCGTTTCGTAAAGATCTATTTATTAAGCAGCTTAATGATGGCTTCAGTGCTTTCAAAGCTGAGTATAACTCAGAGTTAGAACTGCAGAAGTATAACCCAGAGCTTATAACTCCAGATGACGCTCCCAAAGAGGAGGGAATCAAGGTAGAAACAAGCAGTGATTGGTTAGCATAACTAATTATAAATGTTGAAAGAGAAGGGCCCTTAACTGGGTCCTTCTTTTTTATATTGTGTTCCTGCTATGAGTATTCAATCTAGAGACAGCAATGAGTATTTGCATACATCTGTAATTCTTAGCAAGATTACAGAGTATGATATATTCAGATATTACTGTTCTAACTTTAAAGAGGTTGGGGAGAAATTCTGCAGTGACCTAAGAGACGACAATTCTCCCACAGTATCTATTGTATCTTGGAACAATAAGCTTTTGTATAAAGACTTTGGGAGATCTGGGCATTCGTTTGATTGTTTTGCGTATGTATCTCATAAATACAATTTAACATTCTTAGAAACTCTGCGAGTTATCTCTAATGATTTTGGGTTAGGATTAGCAGGGAGTACTAGTACTTCTGTAGCTATTACGTATGGTAAAAAAAAGTTTACCCAAAAACTAAAGACTATAATTAAGGTAAAATATAGGAATTGGGATAAACGAGATGCTTCTTATTGGAAGATGTTTTGTATAAGTCAGAAATTATTGCTTAAATTTGACGTTTACCCTATTGAATATTATTGGATCAATGAGACGCGTTTTAAGTGCAATAACCTCGGCTATGTTTTCTGTTTTGACAATGGTTATAAGATTTATAACCCTTATAATACTGAGTATAAATGGTTTAGTAACGTGGGTAAAGAAACTATTCAAGGGTATTCGCAACTTCCTGAAGATGGGGAAGTTGTATTTCTCACAAGTTCGCTCAAGGATGTCATGTGCTTGGGAGTGCTTGGTTACGCATCCATCGCGTTACAGTCCGAAATGCACATGCCCTCAGAAGAGACGATACAATCGTTACACAAAAGATTCAAGCAGATAGTAGTTTTGTATGATAATGATTATACTTCAGAGTCTAACCCAGGCCAAACTATGGCAGAAGACATATGTCTTAAGTATAGTCTTAGAAATATTTGTATACCTACAGAATATGAATCTAAGGATATATCGGATTTAATAAAAAATCACGGGAAACACGAAGCGTTTGAAGTTATTAATCAATATTTGCAATGGATCAAAGAGACACACAACAACGAATAGATGAAATACTTAAAAAGTGTGTCATAATGAGAGCAAATCTTGGGACTAAAACGTCTTTAGATGTTGGGAGTGTAGAAACAGCAAAACAATTAGAAGCACAGTGGTTAAAAGAAGTAAACGAATTAAGTCCAGAACAGTACAGTCTCCTCGTCCCAAGTCAAAGCGAGGACTAATAAATGCTAAGCGTAAGAAAGTAGATGGGATTCAATTCCGTAGCTTGTTAGAAGTATTCTGTTATCAGAAACTTAAAGAAGCTGGAATCAAATCTGATTACGAAAAGCACAAGTATGTACTGATGGAGGGATTTCATTACGGAAATTCTTCTTATGAGGATAATGGGAAGTCAGGATATAATGATAAAGGGTCTCATAAAGTAAGAGACATTACATATACACCTGACTTTGTCGATCCTAATGGGAGATGGGTTATTGAATGCAAGGGATTTGCAAACGATAGATTCCCTCTTAAATGGAAAATGTTTAAAAAGCTTCTTATGGAAGGGGATAGTCCCCCGGTATTATATGTTCCTAGAAACCAGAAACAGGTTCTAGAGACAGTAGAAATGATTTTAGAACTAATGGCCCCTACTAAA